GTTCAGTCTGGATAGATTAGACTTACCGACTGGCAGAATACATTTGTTCCATTATTTTCTATTATTAAAGGTGAAGAGAGAATTAAAAAATTGTCCTTTGGTCAATTATCTTGTGCGAAATTCAATGTCAAAAATTAAGCAAATATTTACTAGGCAGGATGGTCAACACTGTCGTGAGTGTCATTGGGCACAGTTTGTTGATAATTGTGATTGTAATGTGTATTTTGAAGTCATATGTACGAAGTTTCCACATCCTACTGGTCAGTTGATTTTTCGAAGGGATGGAGAGAGGAAAAAAACATATGCACAGATGTTTCAAGAATTTATGACGAGTCTTAGTCATAGATGGGTTCTTCATAGAGGTAATATTATAAAACTAGAAGGCGATACTAGAATGATAGAGGCTTTAAATACTATTTCTATGGATATCGGACCTAATCAAGTGCCAGTTCCACCTCCTTTATTAGGGTCAATGCCTATAGAGCAAGATTATAAAATGAATGTCGATATATTGGAACCATATAAGACATGGGATATGAAGTACTATTCATGTTATATGGGTATAGACAAACCTCGTGAATGGTGGGAAAAAAAAATTTGGAAGATGGTTAAAGAAAAGAATGTTTATGTACATGGTACAGGATGGGAGGATTCATCTGACCTTACATTGCTTGAAAAGACGTTAAGAACCACTTCATTTTTTAATAGAGCATTTGCAGGTGTGTCTATAAACGAGAAGTATTATCCTTATAATTGCTATTCTCAGAGTGATTTGTATCCACATAAAATTGTTAAGTTAATAAGTAAGTACAATAAGAATACGCATGAGATGCCTCCTTTAATGAGAGAAAATAAACATATATTGGCTCATGCATATGATAGTTTGATGAAAGATTGTGGATGGAATAGTATGATAGGCACTGTCGAGTGGACAATAGAGAAAGCTGTAAAAGAAGTATTGTCTTTGGCACTAGCAGCATCTGGAGGGTTGAGACCAGGGCCTGAAAGTGAAATATGCGAGGATGATGTTACAAAGCATGTTGGTACAAGAGGAAAGAAGATGGAACAAGTCTTTTACGCAGCAAAGATACTTGATACTGCTATAGAAGAGTATTATAAAACGGGCGTTTTCCATTTGCCTCCAGCATTTCATAAGATAGTTCTCAAAAATGAAGTGCATCATGTTGAAGGAGTATCTGTAGAGGCTTTTGAGAAGATATTAGGAAAAGCTCGCGAGTATTTTATACCAGATTTAGTGACAATACTTTTGTCACAGTTAGTGCAAGGTTACCGTCAAAAAATTGAAAGAGGATCGGTTATACAGATAGGAAGGGATTGGAATCAAGGAGGTATGCAATTGTTTGCGGAGTCCTTTCACTATGATGATCCTGATATGCGTTATGTCACTTTTGATATTACTGGCTATGACACGAGTGTATTAAAGACTTTTCTAGAGATATATTCTAGGAGTGCTTTGGTTTATATGAAATTTAAGACTAAGGAAGATGAAATTTTATATAAGAAGATGTTGGATATAAGTACTTTTAGACTGACCACCAAGGTTACTCAAATGATAGGTAATGTGTGGAGATTAATAGATGGAGTGATGCCATCTGGTGCATACGAGACTTCACATGGAGATAGTTGGATTACGGCATTTGTCTATTATTGCTATTTTTCATACTTATCTCTTACAGATATGAACTTTAGACGTCTATATAATAAGCATAAGAAAAACGATAGAGTTCGCTTAGCAGTTTATGGTGATGATAATGTGTTAGGCTTCCATCATGAACTCACTCCTTGGTTTACTAGTGAGAATATATCATCATTTTTCTTTCAATTTGCCAATTTTACTATTCGAGATTATGAATATCATCAGCATTTCCTTAGCGTACCAGATGGATCAGGGGGTCTCAAACGTAAAGGAGTCGTGTTCTTACAGAAGTATGCTATTAAGACTCCTGAGAAGTTCGCCATTCCAGGAATGCCTGTCGTCGTGCATTATAGACCGATAGATGTAAACATGAAAAAATTTGCGAAAGGCAGTGGGGA